AATACTATGAAGAGCTTAAAGCTGGTTCTAGGTTAACTACCGAACAACAAAAAGCTGTAAACTTCTTTAATAGGTACAACAAAGAGTCGGAAGAGACTAATAAAATAGCGGAAAAACAAACTAATACTTTTAAATTAAAAACTGATAATGTTTTTAACGATAAATTCAAAGGTTTTGAATATAACGTCGGAGATAAGAGATATAGGTTTAATGTGAAGAATGCTAACGAGGTTAAAGAAACCCAAGGTGATATTAATAATTTTGTCAAGAAGTTCTTGAATAAAAATAATGAAATGTCAGACGCCAAAGGTTATCATAAATCTTTATTTACAGCAATGAACCCCGACGCTATTGCTAATCACTTTTATGAACAAGGAAAAGCTGATGCTATGAAAGATAGTGTTGCTAAGGCTAAAAACGTAAGTATGGATCCTAGGCAATCATTTTCTAATGATAACACAAGCGGTCCTAAAGTAAGAGTGCTTAACGATGATACTTCTCCAACTTTTAAATTTAAAATCAAAAATAAATAATTAATTTAAAAAAACAAAATTATGCCAATCACTAACCCTGGTGGTTTACTGAACAGCACACCTGGAACAATCCAGCAAGCTACTTCTTTAAACTATTTAGACTTGGCGTCTACAGCTAATCAAGGCTGGGCGCAACAATATTTACCAGATCTTATGGAGAAAGAAGCTGAAGTTTTCGGACCGAGAACTATTTCAGGATTTCTTTCACAAATAGGAGCTGAAGAGGCTATGACTGCTGATCAAGTAGTATGGTCTGAACAAGGTAGATTACATTTATCTTATACAGCAACAATGACTAACAACAACGGTGGTACGTCTACAGCTGGTCAAATTACAATCACTGACCACATTGACACTGGAGCTACTTATTCTGATAATCACGGTATTAGAGTTAACGATACAGTTATTATCTCTAACCCAGAAGGTGTTATAAAAGCTTTAGTTGTTAAAGTTGATGCTAACATTGTAGATGTAGCTCCTTATGGTGTAGCTACTTGTGCTGCAATTACAGACGCAAAAACTGACTTAGTTGTTTTAGTTTATGGTTCTGAGTTTGCAAAAGGAGGTAGTTACTTAAGTTCTACTGCCGCTGCTACAGACAGAAGAGGTTCTAACGAGCCAAGCTTTAAGTCTTACAGCAACAAGCCAATTATCATGAAAGATTACTACGAAATCTCTGGATCTGATGCTTCTAGAATTGGTTGGGTTGAAGTTTCAAGTGAACAAGGACAATCTGGTTACTTATGGTACTTAAAAGCTGAATCTGACACAAGATCAAGATTTAGCGACTACATAGAAATGGCAATGCTAGAAGGTGAGCTTGGTGTTCATGGTACTGATGCTGTAGATAATTTCTTAGGCGCTGCTGGTGATGCTGTTGGTACTCAAGGTTTATTTGCTGCTATCGAATCAAGAGGTAACGTAACTACTGGTGTAACTGGTGTTAACCCTGGAACTGATTTAGCTGAATTTGACGCTATCTTAGCTGAGTTTGACAAGCAAGGTGCTATTGAAGAGTACATGATGTTTGTTAACAGATCTACTAGCTTAGCTATGGACGATATGTTAGCTTCAATGAATTCTTACGGTGCTGGTGGTACATCTTACGGTGTATTCAACAACTCTGAAGATATGGCGTTGAACTTAGGTTTCACTGGTTTTAGACGTGGATCTTACGATTTCTACAAGTCTGACTTTAGATACTTAAATGACAAAGCTACAAGAGGTGGTATCAACGATGCTGCTGGAGCTAATGCAATTAGAGGAGTCATGATTCCTGCTGGTACTTCTTCAGTTTATGATCAAACTGTTGGACAAAGCATGAAGAGACCTTTCTTACACGTAAGATATAGAGCTTCACAAACTGATGACCGAAGAATGAAGTCTTGGGTTACTGGTTCTGT